TTAAGGGTGGCGGTAACGTGGCGGGGATCTTGGCATTTGAGGGCCGCTTGGATAAAAAACAAAAAGACCAGATCTATGAAACTTGGGAAAATCGTACTTCTTCTGTAGGGGGGAAACCCAATGGCATTGCTGTGCTTGAAGGGAATATGAAGTACCAGCCGATCACTATCAGTCCCAAGGATTCGCAACTATTGGAGTCCAGGGAGTTTAATGTGGTGGATTTATGCCGTTTTTTCTCCGTCTCTCCTGTTAAGGCTTTTGACCTGTCTAAATCGAGCTACTCCACTGTTGAGGCTACGCAGCTTCAATACCTGACGGATACGGTGCTGGCTGTCATTACCAAGATTGAGCAGGAGATCAATCGGAAAGTTTTTCTTAAATCCGAACGTGGCCGGATATTGGCTGAATTTGATACATCGGCAATTTTGCGTACAGACAAAAAGGCGCAGGCCGCATATGCAAAGGATATGTTTTATGTTGCAGGGATGACACCCAATGAAATTCGCCGGGAGAATAATTTGCCCCGATTAGAAAATGGAGATAAAGCCTTTGTGCAAGTCAATACACAAACATTAGATCGTGCGGTAGCCGACCCTGTCATAGATAAAAATTCCAAGTTGTCCGACAGTTCTGTGGTTAATGAAGAAAAGGATTGATTATGGATGAAAAGAGAGAAATAAGAAATACTGCCTATCAAGTGGTGTCAGACGAAGAAAAGCGCACCGTTGAAGGGTATGCTTTGCTTTTTGGCGTGTCTTCGGACGGTTTAAGTTTTGAAGAGGTGATTGAGCATGGAGCTCTGGATGGTGTTATTGAGAAAAGTGATGTATTTGCGTTGCTAAACCATGACCAAAGTCGGGGGATTCTTGCCCGATGCAATCGGGGGACCGGCTCGTTGACATTATCTATTAATAGCAAGGGATTGAGATACCGTTTTGAGGCCCCAAAGACTGGGCTCGGAGATGAGCTGATGGAAAATATCCGGAGAGGCGAGATCACCGAGAGTTCTTTTTGCTTTGATGTAGAGGAAGAGACTTGGGAAAAGAAAAGTGATGGAACATGGAAGCGGACAATATTGAAAATAGGTCATTTATATGATGTCGCGCCTGTATATAATGCCGCATATAGCAAAACATCGGTTTATATGAGAGGCAAGGAGCAGGCCGAAGAAGATTTTCGTAAACAGGAAGAACAGAGAAAATCCAGAGAGTTGGATGAATATTACGAGAATATAGAAAAATTATTTAATAATTAATTTAACGATTATGCCAAGAGAAAAATCAATTACAGATTTAAAAGACGAAAGAACCCAGCTTTCTATCCGTGCTAAAGCGATAACTGATGGTGCGAGAGCCGAAAAACGCATGTTAAACGAGGGCGAAAATACGGAACTTGGAGAGATCCAGTGCCGGATGACTGACATTAATATGGAGATTGCAACCAAGGAGGCCGAGAACAGAGGTAAAGGGACTCCCCATGTAGAACCCGGTCAGGAACGCTTTTCTCTCCGTCGTTCATTGGCCAACTATATTTCCGGACAGGGACAGCATGATGCGGATGCTTCCGTTATTGAGGCGGCAACGCGCCTGCATAATAGCGCAGGGGTAACGAGGTCATCTCAAAATTCATTGGTAATCCCGATGAGCTTGGAGAAGCGGGCAATGTTTACGGCGGCAACCGAATCGGCTACGGGAGTGGTCATTGATCAGGAGCAGCAGGAATTGTTGCTGCCGCTTCAATCCTCTTTGGTCTTGGCTCAGGCGGGAGCCAGATTTATGACCGGTTTACAGGGGGATATTTATTGGCCGAAGTATAGCGGTTCCAATGTTTTCTGGGAGGGTGAAAACGCTAAAGCCAAAGACGGTGCCGGGCAATTCAGCAAAGGTGACGCCTATAAACCCAAGAGACTGACGGCTTATGTTGATATCTCCGAGCAGTTGCTTGTCCAGGAAAATACTTCGGTTGAGGCAATTATTCGACAAACGTTGGCTGCTGCTATTGCGCAAAAGGTTGAGCAAACCGCATTTGGTACGCACGCTCACAATGATAATACGCCCGACGGGCTGTTTCAGACAGTGCCGGCCATTAACGGTGTCATGGATTGGGCTAAAATTGTGGAGTTGGAAACCAATGCGGATATCAACAATGCGCTCTTTGGTAATTTGGCTTACATTATGCACCCGTCTTTGGTAGGTAAGGCCAAAACTAAAGTGAAAGATGCTTCCGGTGCCGGAGGCTTCATTTTTGGCGATAAGGGTGAAGGTACTCTTAACGGATATAAAGCGCTTCGCACCAATAACCTGCCTAAAGGCTTGCAGACCGCTAAAGATGAATTCGGCATTGTTTTTGGTAACTGGAATGACTACTTTATAGGTCAGTGGGGAGCGCTGGAAATCAAAGTGGATCCGTATTCCCGCATGTTGGAGGGAGTTGTACGTTTGGTGATTAATTCTTATTGGAATATGGGTATGATTCGCCCTGAGTCATTCTCCATTGCCTCAATGAAGTAAGCCATGAAGTACGTATCGTTAGATTTGGCGAAGAAGCACCTTTACATCGAAACAGAATACACCGATGATGATAGTATCATTGGTGTATATGTTGCCGCCGCTGAAGGGGCTGTAGCTAATCACATACGTCGGGAGCTAGATACGCTGGAGGATAGCGAAGGGAAGCTGCCCGACCCTATTCTCTCAGCTATCCTTCTTGTTGCCGGAGGTTTGTTTCGGGATCGGGAAGTCAACTTTGTCGCGGAACGGGCGCGGGACAAAGTCGGTTTGCTGGACTATTTATTACAACCATACATTGATTACTCCAAATGAAAGCGGGACTGTTACGTGAGATTCTGGAATTCAGGGAAGAGGTGAAAAGCCAGGACCGGAACGGTTTTGTATCCAATAGATATGAAACGGTGTTGACTTGCAAGGCTTCGCGCCGGAAGATGTCTGCTGTTGCAGACAAGAGCGGAGTGAATGCCATGGAACAATTTATCGGTAGTATTATAGTATTTCAGGTTCGGAATTATCCGGCGATTAAAGAAAACCAGAGGGTTGTTTATCGGGGAGTGGAATATGCGATAAAGATGATTGATCCACAAAGAGATAACACGCTTGTAATCACACTTGAAAAACTGAATACATGATACAAATAAGGACTATAGACAGGGAAAACATAATTTATCTGGTAGACCGGTTAGAGACCTTTGAGAAAGATAAGGCCATAAAAAGTGGGCTTCGGGCCGCTGTGAATGTTTTTCGTGTGAGAGGGCGTAGCAATCTACGTTCGCGTCTATTGCATCATGGGAAGCAGACCGGGCATTTGATGAACTCTTTTACCACCAGGGTTAAACGGAACAAATTAGGGGCTTTGGCCGGTTTTGATCGTCCGGGAGGGAATCACTCCCATTTGGTTGATGCCGGAACCAAGGTGAGAACTACTACCGGAAAGAAAAGTGTAAGGGCGGGGGTGTCTCGCGGACTTATGCCCGCCAACCGATTCTGGGAAGACGCGAAAGTCTCTGAGGAAAAGAAGGCGATGGATGCTCTATATGCGGGGATTGAAAGAGCCGTGCAACGTATTAACGACAGGGGATAATGAACAAGTTTAAAATAACAACAGAGGTACGGGCTATCTTGCAGGATTCTTTGGGTATCAAGACAATGGTAGGTGATAAAATATTTCCGTTGGTTGCCCCGAATGGAACCGAGGGAGATTTTATTATATATCAACGGGATGGATTCAAGCAGGAGTACACCAAGATGGGAGTTGCTCGTCAGGTTCCGACCATATTCGTAACTGCCGTGAGTGATAATTATACCCGCTCCCAGGAATTGGCAAGTCTTATCTATGATGCTTTGGAGGGGGATTTTGTAGATCCGGTAATGAAAATCAGGATGGAAGATTCTACAGAGGATTATGAATCCGGAAAATATTTCCAAGTCTTGCAGTTTTCAATTGATTAATATGAAACGTAAAACTAAAATTTTAAAAACAATGGCAACAAAATTAGATTCCAGCAAAGACATTTATCGGGGGGAGCTTATGCTTTTCATCGGTGATGAACCTATTGCTTTTGCTTCCAGCTGCGGGTTGGATGTTTCAACAGAAGAGATTGATATTTCTAATAAAATGATGGGGGACTGGGCCGGTTCGCTTCCTGGGAAAAAGAGCTTTACCCTGTCAAGTGAATCATTGTTAACCCGAAAAGAAGGTGCAATGAGCTTTGACACTCTTTTGAGTAAGCAGATAACAGGTGAGGTACTTGACTTCTTTTTGGGGAGCCCTGCGTCTGCCGATAAGGATAATTTCGGTGGAACTTTCACTAAGGATACAAAGCAAAAGAACTATACGGGTAAAGTAATTATTACGTCCTTATCCATTAAATCAGATAATGGACAGATTGTTTCATGCAGTGCTTCTTTTAAGGGAATTGGCGCCCTTGCCCCGGTTGAGCCTGTCGGGGTGGGAGGATAAGAAATACAATAATGATGAATATCGAAGGCGGTCCGTAGATGGCCGCCTTTTTAATTAATAAATTGGATGGAAGCAAGATTGACAATAAAGGCTGTTATCCGCTGGGAACAACTCAGGGGTAAATCATTTTCTTTAATGGACTATTCAGATAAAGAGGATGTAAACGCATTGCTATATACCTCCACAATAGTTGCTAAAGGAGAAGTATATACGTTTGATGTTTTTAAAAAGACACTATCCAACCGGAAATTGGTTCGTGAGATGGTATTGTCTTTGGAAAATAGGATGTCTGTATTGGCCCAGTTTCAAAATAAACGAGCTGGTACAGATAAGATAAATTCCGATACCACTCCGGGGATGATAGGCAATATCGTGTCAACGCTTATCATGTCCGGTCTGGATGCTACATATGCATTGGAGGAAATGGAGTTGTGTGATTTGCCCATGTATATTGAAGCCTATGAACGTAAACGTAAAGAAGAGATGGAAGCCAGCCGGTTATGGACATTCTTTACCATGTTGCCGCATATTGATTCCAAGAAGATGAAAAACGGGGCTATGGACCTGATAACATTCCCATGGGAGGAAGTAGAGGCGGCCAGGGAAGCGGAAAGAGCAATAAATGAAGATATAGACCGCTTCGAACAGTTTATGAAAGAGGGTAAGAAACTAATAAATAAATAGTATGGCAGGTAGATTATCATTTTCGATTGCGATAAACCTCCTGACTGAAAACTTCAAGAGAGGTACGAATTCCGTTAAAAACGGTCTAAGAGTGATGCAGATGCAGGTCTTAACTTTTGCGGCGGCACTGGGTGCCGGTGGATTGGGGTTGAGCAACTTTGTATCCCGTCTGATCGATGTTGCCTGGGAAACCAGCCGGGTTACCACTGCTTTGAAGAATGTATCCGGTAGCATGGCCCAGTTCGCCGATAACCAGCGTTTTTTGCTGGACATGGCGAAGAAATATGGTATTGAGATCAACGCGTTGACCGGGAATTACGCTAAGTTTACGGCTGCCGCTTCCATATCGGGCATGTCTATGATGGATCAGCGGAAAATATTTGAGTCTGTGTCCCGTGCAGTAACCGCATTTGGGATGAGTGCGGAAGATAGCAACGGCGTCTTTCTGGCATTATCTCAAATGATGTCCAAGGGAAAGGTTAGTTCAGAGGAGCTTCGTTTACAAATGGGAGAGCGCCTACCTATCGCTCTGCAAGCTATGGCAAAAGCCGCAGGGGTATCGGTAGGGGGGCTTGACAAGTTGTTAAAGCAGGGCAAATTAATGAGTAAAGATGTTCTTCCTAAGTTTGCTGAGGCTCTTGACAAGATGATTCCCAACGTAGATACGGATAATTTGGAAACTTCCGTGAACCGGCTTAAGAATGCATTCACTGAATTCGTGAATGGAACGGAAGTACAGAGCAAATATAAAGCCTTGATCGATTGGCTAACGAACGCGGTAAAGGTGGCGGCTGACAATATAAGATCGGTAATTACCTATACGGTTGCCGCCATCATGGTTATGGTAACAAGCCGGTTGGTGAATAAAATACTTCTGTCGATATCCCGGGCTGAGTTGGCTGCTAAATCCGCTGCACGCCGGGCGGCTAAAGATGCCGGCCAAAAATTCAATGAAATAGCGTGGAAAGCACAGAGAACTTCTGCCTCCATTAAAATGGCGTTCTCTAAGGCCGCCATGTCGATTAGGGCAACCCTGATATCCATGGCTCCTACGGCTATATTGACGGTCATTGGGGCTGTAGTCGCTAAATTGTATAATGCCTATCGGGAGTCAAAGCGTATAAAAGGGTTATTCGATGAATATCAGAAACGAATGAATGATGTTCCCTCAAAAACTCCTGAAGTAATCAAGATTCGCGCTCTGCAAGAGGAATACAATAAGACCAATGTCACATTATCAGATAAGAAAAGAATTTTAGCCCAGATAAATGGGATTTTAGGGACTGAATTGAGTGTTAATCAAGACGTTAACAAAGTTATTGAAAAGCGTATATCATTATTAGAAAGTGCAGCAAGAGCCGAACTGGCTGCTAAAGAGGTGGCTGATAGCGAAAATGAATTAGGAAAGATTGGTGGTAAATCATATAATGGCAAAACGATACGAAGTATGGCTCCGGACTGGGCGATGGCTCGCGGGGATTTAGTAAAAGAGGAAAGATTTAAAAAGAAATACGGTGTGCATACCCAAGATGCTTTAGGCTGGGAAAACGGGCTTAAAGATGACTTGAATGCATTTATCGAACACGCCAAGATACTAAAAGACGCTAAAGGTCGATTAGGCAAGGAGATTGCTAATTCTGTGGCTACGGCTGATTCTACACCTCCTGAACCTGATTCTAAAAAGACGGAACTTCAAAAGGCCGAAGAGAAATACGCTAAATCCTTAAGGGAATTGGATGCCCGCCGGGAAGTCGAGAAGATGTCGGAGTCGGAATATTATAAAGCTGTCGATGAACTCGGGAGGAAGATGTTGATAGAGGCCAAAGCGTCAGGTGACAAAGAGATACTTAATAGCAAATATCTCAAAATGCTTCAGGATGTTATTGATCATCCTTTATATGATGAGGCGGCCGCAGAGATGGAGAAGGTGCAGAAGGAGTACAATGATAAGGTTAAAGAAAATAAAACCTTGCTTTCAAAAGGACTTATCTCTCAAAAGGCTTTCAATGAAAATCTTGCGGGGCTATCGGTTGAGGCCGCTAAGTCTGCCGCAAGCATTAAAGGAATCGGTGAGAGGGCTGATGCTTTTATCAAGGACATGCTGGATCAGGCGATATCACATATCCCATCCGTGAAGATGAAATCACGCGATACCACTTTTGATTATAAAAAATCAAAAGTGGATGTTGCCTCTGAGAATCTTGATAAAGCAAAGGAATACGCAAAAGAATTACAGGAACAGGCAAAGAAAGTAGGTAAGGAACTTTCGGATGAACTGTCAAATGCGATAGCCAATGTCCCTACTTTGGAGGAGGCTTTGAAATTAGCTAAAGTAAAAGAAGACGTGAAAAAATTCACTAAGGAGCTGGATGAATCGCTTTACTCAGGGATCAAGGATATCGCTACAAGCTCCGATCGTGTCGTATCGGCCTTTACGAGCCTTCGTGATGTGATGAATGATGTAGATGCAACGGGATGGGAGAAAATCATGGCCATTTGGAATGCAATGATAAATACGATTGATTCTTTTACGTCTATAGTTCGTACTATTGAGAATATATCAGTTTTGGCTAAAAAGTTGGCTGGCGCCAAGGAGGCACAGCAAGGACTTGAGAAAAGTACAGCAGGAACGGTTGCAGGAACAGTTGTTAAAATAGCCGCAGATGAGGTAGCGACAAAAATGGAATTAGAAAATAGTCAGAAGAAAAGTGCGGCGGCTGTTACAGAAATGGCATCGAAGAGTACAGCGGCTTATGCGGGAATACCTTTTGTCGGGGCGGCTCTGGCGGCGGGACAAATAGCGACAATGATGGCTATGATAGAAGCAGCGAGAATTAGCGCTCCCGGATTTAATTCAGGGGGGATCTATTTAGGGGGCACATCTTTTGGAGATAAAGGATTGGCGCGTCTGAATAAAGGGGAAATGATTTTGAATATGACCCAGCAATCTAATTTGTTTGATGCTATCAACTCTGGTAATTTGGGGAGTTCAAATAGGGTCCAAATAGAATTTGGGAAAGCCAAGGTGCTCGGACCGGATATTCTGCTCTCCATAAATAACACATTAAAAAAACAAGGAAAGAAACCATTATGAGCTACGGATTGATTTATACGATTCCTTTTGCAAGTCTCCGGAATAAATCTTGCATTATAGAAATAGAGAAAGAAGGGTATGTGGGGGCTCCTACTGAATTAGTGGGGGCTGGAAATCCATTTACTGTAGATATCGATGATGATGATTTCTTATACGTCCCGTCCAGGCTCAGTACGGCCAATATCCGGATAGTAGGTTCGGATTATTTGCAAAGTTTGTTTTCCACAGCTTATCAGCAATACCGTGTAACATTTAAGCGTGATGGCGTGGTAACGTGGTGTGGCTTTATCAAGCCGGAGTTGTACACACAAGATTATAGCAGTACTATATTCGAATTGGAACTTGAATGCGTCAGCGCCATGTCCGCTTTGGAGTATATCGATTATAAACCCAAAAACGGGACAGAAAGAGGGTTTGTAACTTTATGGGAATTATTAACCCGTTGTGTCTCTGAATCTCGAGGCTGTTATTCAAACGTATATATTCCACATGTTTACGCAAAGGATAAATCGAATTATACGGCTTGGACAAATGTTCTGAAGGACATGATGATAAGTGAACAGAATTTCTTTGATGAAGATGACAAGCCAATGAAACTAAAAGAGGTGCTTGAAGAGATATGCAAATTCCTCAATTGGACTTGTGTGGATTGGAGGGGTGATCTTTACTTCGTAGATGTGGATCATGCAGGCGATTACTATAAGTATGCGTTGGACTTTTCCGCATATGCAACCGTGAGAGGATTTACTATCAACGTCCAAAAAGTTGGCTTTAGCGGCGATAATCATACGCTCGATATTTTGGGCGGTTATAATAAAGTAACAGTAAAAGACAGTAACTATCCGGTTGGGAATTTACTTCCGGAAGAGAGTTACGAAGATGCAAAAGTTCTTTCGTCACGTTTAAATACGAATAAAGATAGAAAATGTTACCGTCAGTTTCTTTATCCGAAAAACTGGAACATGTATCTGTATGATGGCGATACGGTTATCACCAATGACGATTTAGAGTTACGTGCTTATGATGCGCATAAACTTATAGGAGGAATACAGGAAAGGTACTGCAATTATAAAATAGTGGACGGTAAGCCGGATATTTCAGACTATTCGTTTACAAATGTTATACAAGCCAGGTGTTTGGGTGCTGTCGGTGACTTATCAATGATAGGCGGGCTGGAACTCTTAACAAAGATAATGGATTTTAAAGGTGCGTCCTCAGTGTACGAATCAGGGGCCTTTGCTGTATCTGGAAGCTATAAGACGATAGCGGATATGGATTTGATTCCTTGGGACAATAGCCGGGGCACGTACATGCCGTTGGCTGCTTGCCAATTACGGATCGGTAATAAATATTATGGCAGTACTAACGGATTGGCCCCATTCGCATGGTCTGCAAATCCCAATTATTTTTTTAGACTTCCCGCCTCCGAAGAGAATAACAAAGCCCGATTAGATTATGTATCCATTGAGAACCAAAAAACAATATATATGCCATATAAAGGTGTTTCAGGCGTAATAATCCCTATTGATACCCTATTATATGGCGAGCTTGAATTTACTCTTTACGCATCTAAAATACATAATGCTATTTTTATAAATGGATTCTTGTTAAAAGACTTTTCCTTTAAATATGGAAAGAGCACCGAGGCCGAAAAGACTACCGACAATACAGACCGTTATTATGAAAATGTCGTTAACGAAGACTACATTAACGAATTAGACGAAATCGAGTTTAAAATATCCAGTTACAACAATGATGGGGCATGCTATTCGAAAGTGATGATAGGAGAGGACTATCTTCGTGATAATTTGTATTCGGTACTGGTTGACAGGGCTATTCGTCCGGAGGAGCATTTAATCCAGCGTATAATCAATCGATATAGCACTACTCGTATCAAGCTAACACAAGAAATAGAAGAAACGATTGGTTTAACTCCTATTTCCAGACTGTCGGACAAATCTCTGGTTAATAAGATATTCATTAATGCCGGAGGAAGTATCGATTATAAGATGGAGCAGTTCCGGTGTATTATGATAGAGACATGAAAGACGTAAAGATTAAAACTACATCCATTCCTGCGAAACCCCGGTCAAAGAACTATCCGGCTGGGGCTGTTATCACCCGGACGGCTGGCGGCATTACTGTTAACGGCGGAGGCGGTGGAGGTGCTTCGGTTGACATTGTAAAGGCTACCGACACAAAGTCATTTACCGATAGCAACGTACTGTCATCGCTCCGAACGCTGTTAGAGATTCGTTCGCGTATCATTGCTTCATCGGATACCGCCACAGAGTTAACCGATGATAATACGCTTTCTTCGCTCCGCATTTTGAAGGAGATAGATGCAGCGATTAAAGAGGCTTTGAAGAAGATAGATGATCTTTATTTAAGCAAGGTAAAAGCGGATATAGCTAGAGAGCCTATCACTTTCCTGAAAGGGCTGTTTGTTGGTGATGGGCTTACATTTATCAACGAAAGTGGCGACGCGGAATTACAATCTTTAGTTGCCCGGATGAAAGTTAAAGCCGCTACATTGGAAGTAACCGGTTCGGCCAATGTTGGCACACTCCATTCGGAAGGGAATATTTCAACAGGCGCGGATATTTGGGCAAAAGGTGATACGCATACTTTAAATTTACTCGTTCAGGCACTTGCAAAAACATACGATCTGAATGTTGAGCACGTCGCAACCCTGTTTCAAACCATAGTCAAGGACTATATCAGTTCAGAAAGATTTATCCCCGGACTGATGGGTGAAGGGATGAAGCTATACAAGGCTATCAATGGAGATTGGAACCTTGAAATAGATAATGCCGTAGTCCGTAAGGCCATGACCATTTTTGAACTTATCATTTCGAAAGTTCGTGCGGTTAACGGCGGTCTGGTGATTTCATCCGCCAACGGGCGTGTTAAGTCCGTTTCGGAAACGTCCGGCGATCCGGCTTACTATGTTTTAGGTATAGAGGGCGACATGATGTTTGTCACTGATGACTTGGTACGTTGTCAGGTCTACACATCCGGACACGTTAAATACTACTGGGTTCCGGTTGCCTCGGTTAATGATGATTCGATTCTCATACTTAAATCCGTTTTTCCAAATGGTACAACTCCGGCCGTTGGTGATGATCTGGTTCAGATGGGTAACCTCACGAATCCGAACAGACAGGGTATTTTGTATCTCACCGCTTCGGAAGATGGCAAGCCGCGTATTTCTGTACTGGACGGGGTAAACTCCACGTCTTTGGCCGGAAAGAACAAAGTGATTTTGGGTTGTCTCGATGGCATGACGGATACAGACTTTCCGGCTGACCTCCAACCCTCCGGATACGGCCTGTATGCGATGAACTGTTTTCTGAAAGGTATTTTCATTCTGAGAAATGGAAAGAGCATCGAACAGGAGTTTAGTAATATTGCTACCGAGTTAGCGGCTATACCGGGAAAGATCGAGCTTGCCATACGCAGTATGAAAGTAGCGGACGTTAATCTGCTTTACGACTCTAACCACAAACTAAATGCTAACCCCTATCAAATGGGAGCGTATAGGTATGATGTTCATTTAGAAGTAGGCAAAACCTATACCCTTACTGTGTGCTATAAGTGTGCGGACTCAGATGTTATCAGGGCGTATAATAATCCTTCGTACGGATGGATAGGCTCTTTGCCGAAAAGTGCAGAAGAAACGGTACTTTCGCAGCCTATAACGCCCATTAATTCAGATGGGGCATATTTCTACTTCTATAAGTTTCCCCAACAGGAATCAACGGAAACATACATTAAATGGGCTGTAATCACCGAGGGTAGTGTGGGTGTAGCTAATTGGATACCGTCTGCAACTGAAAGAAAATTGAATATCGGAGGTGAGAACCTGATGTTACAATCCCAACAGGCATTGGATGGGTCAAGCGCACAATATACGTTTCAGTTATCGAAAGCGTGGACGGACTTAAAAGGCAAAACCTTGACAATCTCGTTCGACTATGCGTATAGCAATTTAAAGATGGGATCATCACAAAGATTCGGACTTGAAAAAGCTATTTATAAATCGGGCACATCCCAATATTACTATATCGGCGCATTTAAGTATGTTGATTCTACCAGTCCCACGACTGACAAAGGTAGGTATGTTCATACTATCAAAGTCCCCGATGATATAGAGGATAGTTTAGATACCGATATCACAGCGTACATACAGTTAGGCGGTAGTACTGTTTGCCGAATCAATAACTTTCAAATAGAAATAGGAGACACAGCGACCGGATGGAAGCCCGCACCGAAAGACTCTTTCACTGAGTCAAAAAAGTACACCGACACACAGATACTTGCCGTTGACGGAAAAATCGAACTATCCGTTAAAACTAAGGTAGAAAATTTAGGAATAGGAGCTAACAACCTGTACAGCTATACTTCAACTGCTTTAGAACACCTTAATTCGCCTAATATCACTATAGAGAGACAGGTGTCTTTGCATGGTTTTTATCTTGTGGGTAAAAATCCATCATCCGCAGGAGACTCAGGCATGAGAATAATGCACGTAATCCCTCCAATACCGGGTAAGTATACTGTATCCGGCTGGATAAAAGGTTCTCAGAGTACTCCTGTAGGCTTTACTATAGATGTATGTGATTCTGAAAGTTATACTGTTAGGTCAACAGCCGATAACCAATGGAGTTATTTTAAACATACTTTTGATGTCACAAGAAACACAGAAGCCCAAAGCGCTACATATCACTTTGTGGATTTAGAATCAATTTCATGGGCTTATATATGGGTGAAAGACTTCAAAGTAGAAGCGGGTGAAATTGCAACCGCATGGAGTCCCAATTTTCAGGATGCAGTTTACAAAGGTGCTGAATATACCAATAGTCAAATTAGTGTAGTCGAAGGTAAGATAACATCCACCGTTGAAAAGATAAATACCGTTGATGGACGTGTTACCGGACTTGCTTCACGCATCGAACAGACCGAAAAAAGTATCACGTCTGTTGTTGGTGATATTAGTGTTATTAATAGTACCACCAATAGGCATATATCAAAGCGAATAGATTTAAGAGGATGGGACAATAATAAGTTTTTCCCGTTGGTTATAAGTATTCCGGTTTACCACAAAACAAGGGTTGAAATAAGTAGGCCTCTTAATGCGGGATACGGAAAACCTTCATACGGTACACACGATGGCGGTTTTTCTATGAACTTAACGTTTGAGATGTCCGGTTCGGGTTGGGGTTCGTTGCCAGCAGTAACCAATATCTTTGACTATACTAAATCATGGATTTCTGCGGGTGCAAAGATAGTTGTTGATTTGGGACAAATAACTGAAACGTCTACGTGTAGAATGGGTATTAGGGGCGGTTCTATGTATGACGTAACAGTAGATGATACTATTGACCCAAACGTAATCAACGTTTATCAAACCGATTATCACGGTTCGTATAATACATCGTTCCCCGTTCGCACCGATGGAACTGAACCCGTCCGCACATACGGATACTATACCGAAATAAAGCAGACGCAGGAAAGCATAGCTTTAACTGCAAACAAAGTGGACGATCAAGGTAGGCGATTAAGTGCGGCTGAGTTAACTCTAAGTTCAGACCACGCAAAATTAAGCGTAGTAGAACAAACGGCAAATTCCGCCAATTCCTTAGCAGGCACAGCCAATAACAAAGCCGAAGCCGCAGACGGTCGTGTCACCGCCACCCAAAACGGCTTAGTCGAAACCGGAATCAACATCACCTCCCGCAAGATCGTTTTGAAGTCAGACAACGTTCTCTTTCAAAATAACACAGGTCAACAGACAGCCGCCATCAACGCAAACGGCAAACTGTCTGCCAATGTGATTGAAGCGGCGGAAGTGGTGGCACAGGCATTTTCAGCACAGAGGATCACAACCGGAAACCTTACGGTAACTGATGGTGCAAAGATCGGTGCCTGGAATATATCGGGAGGCTCTCTTGTTTCGGCAAGCAATTCGCAGGCTAAGATCCTGTTAAACATGTCCGGTAATAAATTCCTTCGTATTAACGAAGAGGGGGACAGCCCTACAACTTCACGCACAGCATTGATGTCCATACGAAACGACAATTACAGTGGTCTAAGTATTGAATCATACGGAAGTTCCGGTTTTGCTCTAAGATGTTTGGCTAACGCAGGCACTGCAAATTCGATAGAATCGTATGGAAGCCATATTTTCGCCCAAAGGGGCGGTGAAAAGTGGAACGCTCCCGGAATGCTGTGTACCGGATATGTATATCAAGCGGGTACAGTCACTAATGAATGGGGCAACGGGTGCACCTTAACCAGTGCACAGAAAATAGCTACTGGAAAATACAGGATATACCACAACTTACGTCATCCGCAGTACGCTGTCTTAGTACAGGGATTGGGTGGTTATGGTTGGGTATTCGGTCAGGTAGAGACGCAAAACAACTCTTATTTTGAGGTTTTAATGCTTGACGCAAACAAGGGTCCCCGTGATTGTCCATTCCGTGTGTTTGTTGTAGGGCGCAACGTTTGGTAAACAGCATTGTCAGCGCAGATTACAATGATAAATTCAAAATAAATAAAATATGAAAATCAATTTTAGAAGAATTAAAGTAAAAACAGCTATTGACGGAGAAGTTGAAGAGTTCGACGTGGCTAAAACAGTAGGAAACGCTATTTACTGTAATACACCCGATTTGGGTGAATTGGAGCTTGCCCAACGGATATATAAAGAAGGTGAAGTTGAAGTTGACGAACAAGGTGCAAATATCATTCGAAATTACGTTGATCCGGCTCCGATACTCGCAGTGGTGAAAACCGCTATTTATAATGAATTAGACAAAGTAATTATTAACTCTCAAAATCAATAAATTATGTTTCAAGAAGAATCAAGAACAGTTCAAGTAAACGGTAAAGCCGTTTCAGGAGATTATCAGTACAATGTAAACTACAGTGTCAATAACGATAATCTCAGCCGCCTTCATTGTGAAATCATTAAAACGGTCACGGAAGATATTGACACCCCTACAGGCAAGCAGCCCGTAACCTCCGGGCGGTATATCGGGTATTTGCTGTTGGAATCAGGCAGTAAACAAATGTCCCTTCCGGAGTCGGAGAATGTTGCAGCGCACTTTGAAGTATTCGATCAGATCACCAGAGAGGTAAAAGCCACTTTAGAGCCCAAACCGGCATCCAAATCCAAGTAACAAGAATCCGCCCTGTCTTCACAGATGGGGCGGAAAAGTGCGGCATAAATGGGGTACATAGGTGAGATTAGCCGCACACAATGCTATTTTAGTATTACCATGACAAATATACGATTAAAGTTTATATATCCAAGAATATGAAAAATTTGAAGATGATTGCCTTGATTGCCTTGCCTCTTTCTCCTTTGCTGGAACTCTTTGAGCGCTATGTTTTTGGTGACTGGGAGTTTGTCAAATGGTTGATTGTCCTTGTATGTGTTGATACGGTGCTCGGCTTTGTCAAGCACTGGCTATCCAAAGACATCAGTAGTAAAGCTTATGGTATGATCGGGCGTAAGCTTATCATTTACAGTTGTGTATTAGTCCTGTCGCATGTGATGGGTAATTTCTCGATCGCCGGTCAGGTAGTCGATAGTTTTGTCTGGTTCCGGTATTTCGCTTGTACGGCATTAATGGTACGTGAGGCCTTAAGTATTATTGAGAACGTAGAAGAGATTTGCCCGGGCTTCTTCCCTAAAGCGATCATAAACAAGCTGAAAGGGTTCGATAATGTTTCGGGAAAGAAGGAGTAGTTTAGGTTAAACTTCCCGTCGCTACGCTTAACGACGGGGAATTACACAAACAAAACAAGCAAAGTGATATCTTCACAGACAGAACTTTTACTAAAATGAATTATTATTTTGCAAAAGTAAATTATAAAACACTTTC